TGTCCGTGACTACGGCGCAGAGTATCACGACATCGCGCCAATACACGGGCTAACCTCCTTCCGCGACAATGTATTTATCCGATAGCGTCAGAACGTTCCGCTGCTCTTTGTACGATGCGCGGTATCGCTCCGCATCATCGTTGTCAAGCCCGAACTCAGCCTTTACATACGTTTCGACCGCTTTCAGAATCAGCGGGTCAGTTTCGTCGTTCGCTTTTTCCTCAACAACGCCGCCGAGCGCAAGGTCTGCGCGGGCGGCGTTGATGAGGTCGGTAATTTCATTGTCGAAATCGTCGGTTGTCAGCCGCAAACGTTGACGGATAGCCGCGACATATTCGCTGCTAACTGCCATGTTCAGCCCTCCGCGTTACGCCGTTGCTTTCGTAAGATGCACGAATGCACCGAGTCCGGCAACCGGCTTGCAATCAAAGACGCACGCGCCGAGGTAATCAATGCTGTTGGTTGCAAGCCCGGAATGCTCAGAGCGGACAACCGTAATGTCCTGCGAATAGTTGCCGATGATGTACTCGAAATCGCCGTAGTACGCTTCATGTGCCGCAAGCGAACCAGTGAAGTAGACCTCTGCGCCCATGATGTAATACTTGCCGCCTGCGAATTCGATGAGGTTGTTCTTCGACTTGTTCATCAGCGGGAAGAAATCAGTAAAGAACGTCGCCTTGTTCATGCACCAGACGGCATTTCGCTCATAGCCGGACGCAAGCATACCGTAAAGCGAAACTACATTTTCTTCTGTAAGGGATTCCGTTTTTGCAACTGTCACCTGATCTGTGCCGTTCGTGTATGCGCCGCTTGTACCCTTGCCCGCGACCTTCACGCCGCCCGGCTGGTCGCTGCCCGTACCCGTGAAGATGTAATTTTCGATTTTGCGGGCGATGGATTCGGCAATCACTTCGACAATGTAGCTTTCAAACGCGGACAGCGCCATTTCGGAAGATGCGCGGGATGCCTTGACCAGCTTGACGATTTCGTAGCCCGTCAGGGAAACGGAGGTCAGGCTGTCGGAAGCGGCGGTAATGCTTGCGTTCTCCGTGTGGAGCGCCGCGTCACTGTTCGTACCTTCGACGGCGAATTTGAAATTGCCGGGGACGTGGAAGATTTTGCAGCGCTGCAAAATCGGGGCGACCTCGTACATTTTCTTGATGATCTGATTCGCAGTCGTTTCCGGGATGATGGGCAGCGCAGAGTTTGCAGCGGTCGAATACGCGCGCTGCTCATAAACGCGCTTTTCATCGTCCGTCAGGGACTTGCCCTGCAAGGTTTTCAGCCATGCGGAACGATACAGCTTTTCCGTATCCTCTACGGGCAGGCTGCGGGCGGCGACGGGGTTTTCGATGGGATTGCCCGTAGCCGAGCCGGAATTCAGCATACGTTCGATTGCCTGACGCTTTTCGAGTCCTGCATCTTCCTCATTCAGTTCGCGCAGTTCCTTTTCCAGCGCGTCAATGTCGGCGTTCTTGTCATCGGTAAGCAGCTTGCGGATTTCAGCCTTGCGCGCGGCGATTTCGGCGCGTCTTTTCTCAATGTTCATGTTTTTACCTCCATAAATTCAAAAAATGTGGGTTTTCAGTATGTCAAAGCTACCAGACGTTTCCTGCGCGCGGCTTGCTCCAAAGCCGCCAGTTCCTTTGAATGCTCCACTTCAAAGAAACTGCGCGCGGAAATTTCTGTGTCTTTGTACGCGGGAATATCCACCGCCGACACGTCGTATAGCTTCTTGACCTTTGTGATCGTGCGGGTATGCGTTACGCTGTCATACTTGGATTCGCGCACAGAAAAGGAAAAGGACATTTTATCGACATACCCGCCGTCGATTTCCTCATACAGTTCGCGCCCCGCCTGTGTGCCGCCGAGGTCGGCTTCCATGTGCAAGCCGCGTTCGTCGATGGTCAGCGTAAGCGTTTTATTGCGCAGACGGGCGACCACCTTGCCGCCGTGATTGTAGTTAAAAATCACGTCGGACATATCGCATTCGTCAAATGCGTTGCGGTCAATGACCTCGGAATACTTCACGCCGTCGTATTCAAAAAGAACCGTCGGCGTATCAAACACGACCGCTGTACCGCGCACGCGGTATTCGTCCTTTTCTTCTGCGCGTGGAACGAGGGAAAAATCCTGCACGGCGCGGTATTCGCGCCCTTGTTTCATACCCATAACGTTAAGCCTCCTTTGCTTCTCCGCCGTCCGGCTCTGCGGGCGGCGGGTCTTTTTCCTTCTTCGGGTCATCCGGCGGCGTTTCGCCGTCTGCGCCCGTCTGATACTTGTCGGCAAGTTTTGCATTTACCATGTTCAACGTCTGGACGCGGCGCGCACCTTCTTCGCCGCCGATTGTCGGCATATCGAACATCGTCAAAATCTGGTCAAGCGTCGCCGCGCCGATCTCCGTCAGGAATTTCGCCGCCGTCACCTTTTCGGGCAGCGTTGCAAACTGCACGGAATTTGCAGCGAAAATGATGCGGTTGCCGTGTCCGATCTCCCGTTCCGTAAACAGCACGTTCGTGAACGCCTGCGTCAGCTTGCGGAAGAACGGCGCGATTTCGCCGCTGTAAAATGCCTGTTCCTGCTGCGGGGTAGCCGTGTTTTCGACGATCTCTTTTGAAACACCGAGGTAGTCATAAATTTCTGTCTTGATGTATTCAAGCTGATTTGCCGGAATCGGCGTTGTCTTGTCGTTCAGCGGCGTATAGTCATACTTGGAATCCGTGACCACGATGCCAGCGCCGTTGTTCTCCATGCGCAAATTGTCCCGTACGAAATCGTCACGGCGGCGGTTCAAATCCTCATTTTTCACGGCGTTTGAAACTTTCAGGATGCCGCGAATGACGGCGACGAGTTCGGCAAACTTCGACATAGACTGATTGAACGTGTTCGCCGTTTTCAAAACAGGATTCAGCGGGCGGTTGTCATCCCCGAAAATATCGTTTTCGAGGAAATGTCTGCGGATGTGGATAATGCGAGAATACTCGCAGATATACGACGCGCCCGTTGCGAATTTGAACCGGCAATACAGCGTTCCCATATATTCAAGCAGTTCAAAATACTGCGCGTTGATGGGATAGATCGCCACAAGCCGCCGTTGACTGTCAAAGACGGGATACGCGACGGCGTTGTTGTAGACCTTGTATTGTGCCGCCAGCTTGTAATAAAAATCAGCCGCCGTCATGTACGGATTCGGCTGATACTGCAAGATGCGGTCAACGTAGTCATTGACGGATACCGTCGTTTCCGGGGACTGCCGGACGTGGCGCGGCTGCGCGGTCGATGTGCGGCGGGCGAATGCGTCCACAGCGGAACGAACCGTGTTAATATCCCACATATTGCCGGAATACGGCGAAAAGGTCGATTCCCACGAACTAAGCAGCTTGTACGCATGAAAATCCTTGTCGCTTTGCTGCTTCTTCCCGAAGATCGACTGAAATAGCCCTCGTTTTTCTGCCATGTTGTCACCCCACCAAATACATATAGTCCTCGAAATCCCGCACATAGATGACCCACGCATTCAGGAGCGAAACCGCGCCGTCAATGCGGCGCTTGTCGGAAATCTTTACGGGCTGGATATTGTTGACCCCGCTTTTCTTGACCGCCGTGTTCGTCAGACACCAAAGCAAAACGGGGTTTTTGTTGTAATTCACTTTTTTGTCTGCGAATGCTGCGCCCATTTCGCGCATCGGCTGCGACCATGTAAACGGACCCTGCGCAACGGCGACCATTTCAAAGCCGTTGGAGGTCATTTCATCGACCCAGTAACCCGCGAGGGCGCGGTCATATCCGACTTTGTACGTGTCGATCTTGTATTCGTCGCGCATCTGGCAGAACCACGCCGTAACATCGGAATAGTCCACGCGCACGCCGTCGCATACCGTCAGCAAACCACGGTCAGCCCATGTTTTATAGGGCGCTTCCTGCGTGTTGTGTTCGTCCAGCATTTCCAGCTTCTTCGCCGGTAAAAAGTAATGCTGTAAAACGTAAATTTGCGGGTCATCCCCGGATTTGCGAATCAGGAGCGTCGCGCACGTCAGGTCAGTTGTCGCGGATAGGTCACAACCGCCGATTGCGTACGTGTTATACACGTCTTGCATGGTAAACGTCGCGTCGCTCTTTACTTCGTCGTAGCTTAACCACGCCGCCGCTGTCACGGATTTTACGTTGAAATCCTTGCAGAGAACGCCGGGTAAATCTTCCGGGTTCTTCTTTGCCCGCTCGACGAATGATGCCAGTGTAGAATAACGCTTGATCGTGCCGAGTCCCGGATTCGCCTTTATCCACGCTTGCGGGTCTGTCCATTCGGCGCGGTCATCCAGTTCATACAGCACCGGCAAAAACGTATCTTCCGTGATCTTGCCGTCGGCTATGTTGCACGCCAATTCGTAAATGTTATCAAACACGGATTCGCGTACCGTGCCGGATGTGGTAATCATAATCACGATGGGCTGTCGGCGGCTGGAGGTCGATTGCTTCATAACTTCGTACAAATTGCGGTCACGAATGGCGTGCAATTCGTCGATGATAACCGCGTGGGAGTTTAGACCGTCAAGCGTGTTGGAATCCGACGCGAGGGCTTCAAAGATGGATGCCGTCGCCGGAAAATAAATATCGTTCCGGCGCTTTTTGATGATCGCGCGCAGTTCCGGCGACTGCTTGACCATGTTGACGGCTTCGGTCAGCGTCTTTTTTGCCTGATCTTTTTTCGTCGCTACGGAATAGATTTCCGCCGCGCCCTCATAGTCCGCGACAAGCAGATACAGCGCGATAGCCGCAAGCAGCGTCGTTTTGCCGTTCTTTCGGGCGACCAAAAGCAGCGTTTCGCGGAATCGCCGGTATCCCGTATCTTTTTCAAGCCAACCGAATAGCGTCTGAATGAACGCCTTTTGAAATAATTCCAGCTTCAACGCCGCGCCGAGTGTACCCTGTGATTGCTTGCAGAATTGCTCAATGAACAAAATCGGGCGTTCCCCGGTTTCTTCGTCGAAATAGTACGCCGAATCATCCGAGGGCGCGTCCATTTCCTGCATCAGCCGCCCATAAACAGCTTTGACGCGGCGGCTTGTGACGATCTCGCCGCTTGAAATCCGCCCCCAGTATTCGCGCACATAGTTCATTATCTGCCCGCCGCTTTCGGCTTCGTAATAAACTGCATCAGTTCATCGCCCGCCGTTTTCTTTTCCTTTTCCGGCAGCAGGCTGATAAGCTGATTTGTCAGCGTCGAAAACGATTTGATCGTCGTGTTATAGGCGCGTAGGGCGGGGGACTCCCGACGCATTTTCTGTGCGCCCTGCACAAAATCTTCGATAAGATCGCCGTTGTTGATCGCGTCGGCAAGGCGTTCCAGCGTAACCGACGTGACCGCGAATTGATTGATTAAACCCTCCGCGAATTGCTTCTTTTCTGTGGGTAAATCACGGAAAAGTTTTTTAATTTTTCGCTTTTTCGCGTCAATTTTTTCAGGGTTTGACATATCTTCGTATGTCTTTTTTTCTTCCGCCATATAATGTATGCCACCTCCTGAATTTTGCGTTACCCCCCCCTCATGTGCGCGACCGGGGCGGTTCTAAACGTGGGTGAAGCGCGGTTACGCCGCCGGAAATTTTCAGCGGCGTACCGGGGGGGATATTACGGATTCGATAACGTTTCCGTCTGCATCAAAAGCAAGACCGTCTGCAAGCGGCGGCGTTCCTTCGTGAATGATCGCGTGGCACGTCCGGCAGACGGTTTCAAGATTATCTTCGTTCAGCGTAATCATGGGGTCATCTATGTTTCGCGGCGTTAATTCCGTCTTGTGATGGACGATGCAACCGGGCGCGCCGCACCTGACGCATAGCCCCGCGTCGCGTTTCAGGATGTACGCCCGCGTCCGCCGCCATGCTGCCGATTCGTAGAATGCTTTTGCAAATGCTTTCATTCCGCTGCCTCCTTGCAAAAGGGTAAAGGGAACGCCCTGCGCATAAGCGCAAGGCGCACGGCGGCGAGGTTTCCTCGACCTCCCTTTACGGCTATCAGCATAGCACGAATTTCCGAAACTTTCTGTTCAGACTTTTTTCAAAAGCGTCCGGCGCGGTCAGAGCAGCGCCCCAGCATCCGCACCGAAGTACAGCACAGCAAAGCCCGCAACGGCTTTATTGCGCAAATCGTAGATCGACGTGCGCGACGCATAGTTCACCTGTGCGGCAATTTCTTCTTTGCTTTCCCGCTCTATGTACCATGGGCGCAGTAATTCCGCGTCTTGCGGGTCAAGCTGCTGCAATACGCTGTCGATTTCGTCGATCTTGTCTTTCGTGCGGTTGATCTCCCGCGCAACTTCGGCAATCTCAATGCAATCTGTCAGCGCATCGTTTACACTTTTCGTGCTTGTGTACGGCTTCGACGTATCTAACGACGGATAGCCCGACGGCGAATTGTGGCGCATGATTCTTTCCTGCCGCCGCATCAGGTTTTTCAATGCCTTTTCAAGCATTGAACGTGATCGCAGCGTGTTTTCCGCTGCGTTAAAATAGTTAATCATAGCCCGCCTCCTTATGCGCGCTTCCCGCCGTGCCGGTATTCGCGCCCTTTGTTGTATTCGTGCTTTGCCACAAGCACGGCTTCAATGTCTACGCCCATGAACGCAAGGAAATCCATAATGCGCATGACCGCATCGCAGAGTTCGACCGCAACGCCCTCCGGCTTGCAGTTCCCCTCCGTATCAGCGCCCGAAGGATGCCCGACATTATCGCAGATTTTTGAAAACTTGCAATTCTCCGGCGACAACGCACACGTGCCGTAGATAACCGGGTTTCCGCTCCGCCATTCTTCAACGGCTTCCGAGATTTCAGCGTGTATCATAACCGCGACTTCCGGGAACGTGATAGGCGCATCATACCAACCGTGCGCAACGGCGTTTTTGTGGACATCCTGTGCAAATTCATTTACCGTCATTTTTTCCGCCTCCGATTCGTTTTTGTTTTTCGCTGTGGCTTTATAAATTTACCATCCCGGCGGTAAAACCGGGCGACGATATACCGTCCGCCGTTCACGTCGTTATGAAATGCGCCAGCTTCCGCAAGGAAATATCCGGGGTACAGCTTTTCATATTCGGCGTTGTTGGTCGTGTCCCGTGCGAGTTCTTCCGCCCGCCTGCCGGAAATGCGCCCGTCGCGTGTTTTCGGGTCAGGGTCAATCAGATTCTTTGACGCATTCCAAGCCTTTTTGCCGACGGGCTTTTTGACGATGTAATGTCCAAGACCGGCAAGCCCTGTTTCCGTGAATTGCAGGCGGCGGCTGTTCGCGTAGCCCAAGCCCCAAGCCGCCTCCACCGCGTCACGATCTAACCCGCCGCTGATCGTGATGTGATGATGATAACGCCCGGTCTTTCCGCCGCGTTCTGTCACGACGATGTATTTCAGCGGCGGCAATCCGGCTTTCTTCCGCATCCGCTGAATGCGGCGTATGAAATTGCGGACATACCGGGCGGCTTCTTCTTCGCTTTCCGGCTGGACGCTGTATGTCAGGTGAATTTCAAGATCGTCCGGCGTGAAGTTCGCGTGAAGCAGTCTTACAAGTTTTTCTTCCCTGTGGCGCTGATTTAATTTCTTCTGCGCGTCGGTTGTCGGCTTGCTCCGGCTGCGCCGTCCGTTCGATTGCCGGTATGTAGGAAAAATATATACGTCGAGGTACTCCCCGCAGTAGTAGCGCTTTTCCCGATAGATTGTTTTCATGCCTTTACCTCCGGCGGCTCTGTGGTCGTTAAGTTACTATCCCATACAAGCCCGAAAATAGCGGTTTCCCGCCGCTTTTCGCTTGCATATCGCCCCGGAACGTGATATTATATATAAGGTATGAGTAACCTTGTCTTTTCCGAGGCAAGCACCGCCGACGTTCTGCGAAAACGTCGGCGGCTTTTTTATGCGTCCGTTTCCGCCGCATCCGTCCAGTCAATAGCCTGTCCGCATTGCCCGCAGAATGCGTTCTGCGCGCCGTCGGCATTGTGCAAGTGTTTAACGCTGCCGCACCGCTTGCAGGCTAAAGCGGGCGCGTGGCGCGCTGGAAGGTATTCCGGTTTTTCCCGAACGCGGTACGACAACGCCGCAATCCCCATGCGGCAGGCTTCGTTTACCGGTTCAATGCTTTCGTAATGCTCCCGATGCGCGGGATTCAGAATTTCAATCGCACGTTCAATTTTCACCGTCAAACACCATCCATCTTTGCCCCGCATAGTCTGCAATAATAGCTGTCGTTAGATTCTGCGTTGCCGCATTCACTACAAGTGAATACACCGTCATCATAGTGAATCCACCGCCCATGTCGCACCGGCGCAACGTCGGCGGCGGGCGTGTACACGGCGTAAGAAATCATCTTGATTGCATCCTGAATTGTGCCTTTTTTCCGGCGATAGTCCCGGCTGCTCAGACTTTTGAGCAGTTCCAGCGTCTTTTCCCGGCTTATGTATTCATCAGTCATTGTTATCCCTCCCGATCATGTGCAGCGGGCAGTTTTTCAGCCGTTCTTTTGATACCCGAATGCCGCGTGTACTGTAAATCGACGCGCCCGCCGTGCAAATACCGTCGTTGTAGCGCCCACCGGGGCGGTTTCCCATGCCGTCATAGTATCCGCATTCCGCGCACGAACGCGGGATTTTCCGCATATTTGTGACGATGATGATTTTCCCGATGTACTTGTTCATTTTTGCCTCCTTGCGGCTACTTCCCCGGCATTGAGCCGGGGAAGTTTTTGAATTCCGAATTTTACAAATCAAAGCCGGGGGCAAAGCCATTCGAGTAGTACGCGCCGCTGCCGTTGACCGTGCCGCCAGTATACACATTCACGAAACGCGCGGAATAGCTGGCACGCGGGGAACGGAGTCAGTACGGATATGTGCCATTTCCGGGGACTTCCTTTACACGGTCGCGTTCCGCCTTGAAAATAGGTAACTGGAAGCTGTCTGTTTCTTCCTTCCACCATCCGTCCGGGTCATTGCCGAAAACATCCGTTGCCGACGGCAACCACAATGAATCAAAATATTCGTACGTTTCGCCGTCGATTTCCTCGCATAAGTGTCGCGGCGTGATCGCTTCGCGCAGTTCGGCGGGCAAATGCGGCAGAATATCTTCGAGGACGTGTCTGCGGGCTTCGCTTCTGAAATATCCGCCCTTGTTGGTCATGGTCTTGTTCATCTGCCACATTTCGCGGAGGCAGTCTTTGAAAACGAATCTGGCGCTATGCTTGCCGACGTAGCCGCAAACCGGCGTGATCGTTTCGCCCGTGTCCATCGTAAGCGTGATTTCGTCGTACGGGCGGATGACCTCCAGCCCGCGCCCCTCCTTGATCGCCGCTTTCAGTTCCGAAATGCTGATTTCCTGTTCTGTCCTGCGTGTGATTTTCATTGTGCGACCTCCTCAATAGAACAAAAGATGTGATTTCCGATGACTGCAACGATATTGTCGTTGTATGCCTTTGTGCTGAAAAATACCGCTTCGGCGGGAAGAATGTAATCTGTGTCGTGCAGCGCGGTATAAACTGCGTCGTACTGCGTCTGCGTCGGTTCTGCCGTCCAGAGATACGGCGCGGGGCTGAATTGCCAAACGTCCCCGTACTTCTGGAAAACGACTTCTTCAACCGTATCCGGGAATTCCGGCGACAAGCAGCGGTTCAGCGCAGTCAGGACAACGGCAACTTGCCCGTCAAACGGTTCGCCGCGCGCTTCGTGCCATGCAAGCGCCGCCAGCATATCAATATCGTCCTCCGTGACGTTCAGCGCTGCATAACGGCTGATTTCTTCCGGCGCTTCCTCCGGCTGTTCCTCCGGCTCTGTTTCTTCCGGTACTTCCGGCGTGATCGTTTCCGGCGTTTTCGTGATCTGTTCCGCCGCTTTTGTGATCGCGGGCGCGATTTTTGTTGCTGCGGCAACCGTTTCCGTGCTTGCTGCTTCCGGCTGCGTGTCCCGCTCTACCGGGCGCGCCAGCGCGCAGACACAAGCCGCCGCAATGATTGTGATGACGGCGCACAGCGCAACCGTCGGCGCGAACCGGCGTATCATGCGGCGTTTCCGCCGCTGCTGCGCGGTCATTGCTCTGTGCCTGCCGGTTCTTCTTCGGCAAGCACGATAAATTCACATTCGCGGGCTATCTGCGTCCAGCGTGCGCGCCATTGCCGCGCGGCGGCAATAAGCGCATCGTATTTGCAGCGCCCGTTTGCGGTTGTTTCGCCGTAATCGGCGTGTCTGACGAGGTATAGCTTCATAGGTCTGCGTTCCATGTAAGCCCCTGCCTTTCTCTATTCGGCAATTTCGCCGTCTATCAGTTGGAACGATTCGCGGAGAATGCCGCCCCGCACGGCAAATTCAAGAATGCAATAGCGTCGCGCCGGATGGACGTACGAAACCGTACCCCGAACGGCTTTATCCTTGCCGTCTTTGCCTAAGACGCTGAACGTGACGGGCTTGACCGTCCTGCCGCATCCGATTGTTACCATGATGTACCCTCCTTGCGGCGGTCATAGGAATAACCGCTGCTGCGCTGTATGTTCTTCAAAACGTTGTTCTTGCTTCTGAAAATAATCTGCGTCGATCTCGCACCCGATGAAATCAAGCGCCATATCGTAAGCGGCAATCCGGCTTGACCCGCTCCCAAGGTGTGAATCAAAAATCTTGTCGTATGGATGCGCGTATTTCGCGTAAAGCCACAAATACAGCGCAACCGGCTTTTGCATGGGATGAATCCGCACGTCATCCGCGCCGACGTTCCCGAAATACGCATGGTCAAAGCATTTCGCCGTTTTATTGAAACTCGTCCATGCTAATTCGCCGTCGGAATAGCTGTCCACGGGCTGACGCTTGTACCAGAAAATGAATTCCTTCGTCGGCGGCAGCAAATCCGACAAGTGATTGTAGCCCCAAATAATCTGATTCTTGCTGACACGGAACAGTTCGGTGAAGTATTCCGCCGTCGGTTTATCGTCGTTCGCGGTCTTTGTCTGCCCGTACCGCCTAACCCGGCTTGTCGCCTTGAATCCCTTTTCAATCCCGTACGGCGGGTCTACAACCGCCAAATCGAAATATTTACTCGGAACGCGGCGCATAAATTCCATGCAGTCAATGTTATACGCTTCGTTCATTCGCCGTCATTCCTCCAACTGGTACGTTTTCGTTTCGCTGCGCTCGACCTTGATTTTCTCTTTTGTGGTCATCGTGATTTTCGCCTTGCAAAGCCCGCGCACGTTGATCGTAGCCGACGTAATAAACCCGCGTGCGGTCTGCTCCGCGATAGCATTCAGGAGTTGCAGCGGTTCTTCGGCAGCAATCGGGGCAAAGCCCAGCTTTGCAGCATCGTCACCGAAAATCTTGCGAATGCGGTTTTGCGCTGCCGTGATCTGCTTGCGCAGATTCCGTTCATGCCGCGCGTCGTAGCATTCGCATTTTTCGGAAGCGGCAATATCGGCTTCCGCCTGCGTTTCTTCTTCGTAGTCCAGATTCACGACTTGCCCGCAGTACCTACACGTGCCGAATGTCATTCCGTTACCTCCGGGCTTTCCGCCGCTGCCTGATCGCCGCCCGCGTGCGCTTCGCAGGTCGCCCGCCTGATCGCCGCCGTCAGCGCCGCGACCGCCGACGCGATTTGACTGCCCGCCGCTTCCGGCTTCGGTCTGTCCGGGTCGGCATTTTCCGCCAGCTTGCAGACGATAGCCGCTTGCACGACCTCACCGACGAACGCGCCGACTTCCTGCATCGTCATC